CGATCCGCCCCGACAGGAATCTCGCGTCGACGGCGGTCGCGCAGACGGCGGCGGCAATTGAGTGGGCGACGAGGTGGATCGTTTCGGCCTCGATCTGGGCGAGGAACCGGTCAGGTGGGCCATGGCCGAGTCCAGGCCTCGCCGGTGCCGGGCCGGGGGCGTGTCGCCGTGGCCGGGGAAGTCGATGGCGTAGAGGCTGTAGGGCAGGGCCTTGTCGGTGATGGTGTCGGCGGTGTCGATGATCGTTTCCCACATGGCGCGCGAGCAGCCCAGGCCATGGAGGAACACGATGGCGTCGCCGCCGGTGCCGGGGCGCCAGGTGCCCGCGACCGGGCGGTAGCCCTCGCCGAGGTCGTCGAAAACGATCGGGTGGAGGTGCGTTCCGATGGGGCTGTGCAGGCGCGGTTTCATGGCTTCGGTGTCTCTTCGGCTGGGTCGGACGGAAGCTGGCGCAACTCGTCCATGATGGTATCGATGAAGTCGGCCAGAGCGCCGCTGTTGTTCGGGATGTGGGTCATCAACAGTGAGGGCACCGTGATGGCGAGGTTGAACAGGTCCTGATTGCGGTGCTCGTTGGCGTCGAGGATGCTGGTGTCGCCGAAGGTCCCCTCGACCATGCCGGTGAACAGTTCCCGGTCGAATTTCATGGTGGCGCCCTGGGCGGCAGCGGTGACGGTGATGATACGGAAGCACGCCTCGATCGCGGCGCTATCTGGCCGCTGGTTGTTGAACCAGACGTGGAGGATCATGTCGTTGATCAGGCCGATCGCCGACTTGAAGAACCGGTCGGGGAGTTGGCGCCACAACGGGTCGTCGTCGCTGAGCGAGACCGGATCGAGCAGGAGGTGATAGACGAATCGGCGTTTGGCTTCCTCGTCAGTGGTGGTGGTCATGTGGCCGGAGCAGGATTTGAACCTGCGAAGCAAAAATGCCACGCATTTACAGTGCGCTCCCGTTGACCAGGCTTGGGTATCCGGCCGGGTGTGCTCGTCGCGTTCATGCGGCGGGCGAGGCATTAACTTCCTGGCACCTCGCCCGCCCGGTTCCGAAGGAACACGTGTATGCCCTGCCAGTGTAGCAATATGAAGCGGTGACGGGAAAGGGCTTAGGCCCTGGAGGCGGCGAAGGTGACCGATGAGCGGCCCCGGAAGTGGCCTGCTGTGCCTCGCCGAAGTCAGTCAGCTGCCAGTTGCCGAAACATGTTCCGGGGCCGCCTGTGTTGGTTGAACCGCCGCCAGGATAGCAACCGGCCCCGGATACGGTGGCGCCGCCGCAGCGCGAATACGAAAGCGGACAGCTCTGTAACGACAGGCTGCAGCGGCAATATGAGCGTATCACTGGTTTCGGGTGGTGCCGGAGGGGACGCCGTCGCGGCGGCGCATCCGCTCGGCGATGGCCGCGCTGGTGGTGTGGTTGCCGGTGTGACCCTCGTCGGCGACGCAGCCGGACCGGTAGCGGCCACGGAATGCCCGAGCCGGAAGGGCAGCGCACACTCCTGGCGCTGGCAGGAAGGCACGGTCGCGCCTGATGGTGTCGGTGAACTCGACGAGGTCGACGTTGTCGAGCCATGGCGTGGGCTGGGTGGGGCCGTCCCATGCCGACTCGGCCACTTCGGCGGCGATCGCTGAGAGCGATGCGGCTAGGGCGGCTTTGGTTTCGGCGGATCGTGCGCCTGAATCGACGCTGATGCCGCCGAGGTCGCACTCGGCCCCCCAGGGGGCGCGGACGATGAGCCTGAACGTGTGGCGGTTTGACATAGCGGGCTTTCTAATACAGTTGGCCTGATTCCCAGTCGGCCAGTTCAGCGTAGATGCTTTGGCCGACGGGGGGCTCCCAGACACGGCTGCGGCCCACCGCCCGTCCTTTGAGCAGGCCTTGGGCGAGGTAGACGGTGGCGTCGATGCGGCCGGGTGATTCGCGTGAGCCGGTCTGCCAGGTGGTCCATTGCCGGATGAGGTCGTCGTGTTCGCCGACCAGGCGGATGTCGCCTTGGACCCAGTACTGGGCGACGGGTTCGGCCCTGATCCTCTTGCCGTATTTGGCGCGGACCTCTTCGATGCGCGGCAGCATCTGGTCCGGTTCGATGGTGCCGTCTTCTTCCAGGTCGGACCAGGCCGCTTTGAGTTGGAGGGCGCACATCTCGCCGCCGAAGTTGGTTTCGACGAAGACGACGTCGGCGGCGGTCTCATAGGCGATCATCATCGCTTCGCGGGCCCATTCGGTCGGCCCCATCTGGCGGGAGGCATCGCGGTTGATGTAGCAGCGGTTGTCGTCGCCGAGGAATCCTGCGACGATTCCGGCTTCGTCGCCTCGGGCGACGCCGGAGGGGTCGACGGCGACAGCGACGCGGATCGGCACCGGCAGTTCGGCGCCGGGCCTGCAGCGGGTGGGTTCGATCTGCTCCAAGGTGAGCAGGGCGCCTTCGATAGGTTGGGGGTCGCATTGGAACAGTGCGAACCAGTCCCGTTTGGACATGTTGCGGCGCAGTTTGTTCCAGTGCTCGATCAGGGACGGGTCGTCGTCGTCGATCTTGGGGTGGCCGAGCGGGTCGCCGATGGCGCGGCCGAGCGGGTCGTCGGGTTTGTCGCAGATCGCCGGGAGCCGGACGACTTCCCATTCGTCGCCTTCGCGGGCGAGTAGGCGTCCGGCGAGGTCGTCTTCGTGCCACCTGGTGAGGATGAGGCAGATCGGGGTGCCCGGTGACTGGCGGGTGATGAAGGTTGAGGACCACCAGTCGTCGACCCGGTCGCGCATGAGTTTCGATTCGGCCTCCTCACGGTCTTTGTGAGGGTCGTCACAGATGAGCAGATCGGCGTCGTGTCCGGTCAGGCCCGCGCCGACACCGACAGTGCGCATACCGCCACCGGTAGTGAGCTTCCAGGATTGAGCGGTGCGCACCTCAGGCGAGATGGTCAGGCCGATCTTCGACCCGTGTTCGCGAACCATGCGGCGCACATCGCGCCCCCAGTTCTTGGCCAGCTCTGAGCCGTAGGCGGCCGCGACGACCTGATGCGTAGGGTGGTGGGCCAGCCACCACAAGGGCAGCATCTTGGTGACCAATTCGGACTTGCCGGACCGGGGCGGGGCCAAGACCATGAGCTTGCGCTTGGCGCCCCGAGAGAGGAAGGCGGCGATCTTGTCAGCGATGAAGCGGTGATGGGACCTGATGCGATAGTCGGGGTTGATCCACTTGGCCAGCGAGGCCGGATCGCGCATCGCCTGCAGCCGGGCGGCATAGGCGACCAACTCAGCATTCGACAAACCAGAAAGATCCGACATACGTCGAATCTACCTGAATGTCCGTTTTATTCGTTTATATACGTCCTTGCCCGGACCGACCAGTCCGGGCAAGGCGCAGTGACGACGCAGGCGACGCTCAGTCCCGCTTCCAGTAATACTCGGCCCACATCTGACTGGCCGTCGACGACTCGGCGTACTCGACCAGCACGTCACCGGCGTACATCAGCGACGTGGTGCGCCGAACCGGGGTGCCCACCGCTACGCCCAGGGCCTCCGCCTCGGTCGCAGCGGCCATGCCGATGGCAACCTGGTCGAATCCCCTGTTGATGGTCAGGCCGGTGTGCTCGCGGATATACGCAGAGGTGCCCTGCTGGAGGCGTCCGGTTTCGAGCAGCAGCGGGCACAGCTCGTCCAACGGCGCACCGGCGCCGACCAGATCCTTCGGGAACCATGAAAGCGACACCGAATACGGCTTGCTCGTGGGAGTGTCGACGGTGACGCGCAGGCGCTTGATCGCCCGGCACCCCGCAAGCGGACCGTAGTCGGGACCGCCCTCGCCCTCGCCGGGCTCATACAGCGCCGCTTCGAGGATCACGGCATGCTGGTCGGTGTAGACCTGGCCAGCGACCAGGCTCGACTCGGGCCACGGGCGGCAATCGCGTTCGTCTAGTGCCATTCTTTGAATGGTATGGAGGTCATCTGGGCGACCTCGCGGCACTTGGCGGCGCGGACGAGCGCGGCCGGGTAGGTGTGCTCGTTGTAGATCACCGCTTGCTTGAAAGCGCCGTCGTCGTGGTAGTGCATTTCCATGAGCGTCTCGTAGTCGAACAGCCAGAAGTCGTGGCCGTGGGGGAACACGTCCCCCGGCCACTGGCCTGGCTTGGTTTCGAGGATGCGGACGTCTTCGCCTGCGGCGGTCGAGCAGCGGTAGGCCTCGCGTTCGTACCACATGTAGTCGGTCATGCGGTCGCGCTCGGCTGCGGCGCTGCGGTCGACTTCGACGACGTGGACGCGTCCGATGTACTTGCCCGCTTCAACCGCCGGGGTGATGACATCGGTGACCCAGGGCTGCATAGCTTTGGCGATCGGACCGGTGCGGCCGTGTTTGATGAACTGGTTGTAGGAGTTCCGTTCGTATTTGACGTCGTAGACCTGCAGGGTTTCCAGTCGCCATGCGGAGTATTGGAAGTCGGTGAAGAATCGCTGACACTCAGGGTCGTTCAGGTCGGTGTAGATGGTCGGGATCATGGTGTCCTTTCAATGTCGGCCCAGGCAAGGTCGGCGCTGTCGACGGTGCAGACGGCGGCGTCGTCATCGGTGTGCAAGTAGTGTCGCCAGGGGATCGTCTGGCCTCCGGCGGTGAACGGCGGGTCACCGTAGACCAGGAACAACCATGCCGGGACCGTCCATGTCGCTGGGGAGCCATGCGTGTGTTTGTAGTGCAGGGCGCTATCGGGGTGGCCGTCGGGGCTTTGCGCCCATGTGGCAACTGCCGTGGTCAGTGTTGCATTGCTGATGCCAGCGCCTGCGCGCAGGACAATGTGGCCCATCGGCTCATGTTACGGGACGATGTTGATCGCTCGCTCGACGTTGGTTTTGGCGTCGGTGAGGTGTCCGGTGGTCGTGTCGATGCCGCCGGTGATGGTCTCGACGGTTGACCCGCAGACCAGGACCATTTTGGTGACTTCTTCTTTGGTGTTGGCGATGGCGCCGTTGACGGTACTGATGAGGTCTTCGACACCTCGGAGGGTGGCGTCGGCCAGCTCGGATGAGTCCTTTGAGGCTCTGGCGAGGACGATGGTGCCGTCTCCGGCCTGGGCGGTGGCTTCGAGGTAGGCCTCGCCGGTCTGTTTAGTGGTTTCGGTGAAGGGGAGGGCGTTGTCGATGGCGGTGGCGGCGGTGGCGGCTTGCTCGGCGAGGGCGTCGAGGGCCTCGCCGACCTTGGCGACGGCATCGATCACGCCCTCACGGTAGGCCTCGATGGCGGCCGCCACCATTTCGACGTGGCCGATGGCTTCCTTGAGCTGGGTGTGGTGTGTCTTGGCAGCGTCGGTCATGAGGGTCCTTTCGTGAGTCCTGGTGAGGATACCGGCGCACCACCGCATTCGATTTTGTACTGATATGGTCCGTAAAACACGTCAATCGTTTACTTAACCTTTTGTCCGGTTTATGCTGTTGTGGTGGATGAATGGTTGACGATCCTGCTGGCCGCCGGACTGTGCGCCCGCCTCACCAGGCTGATCACGCTCGATGTGATCACCGAACCGATCCGGCGCCGCCTGACCGGCCTCCTTGGCGCGCTCGTCGAATGCTCGTGGTGCACCGGGGTATGGGTCGCCGGTGCGGTCGGCCTGTCGTGGTGGGCCTGGGCCGACCAGACCTGGTGGCAGGTGTGCGCGGTCATCGGCACCATCGCCTGGATCGCGGGAGCGGTGTCGAACGCGGCCATGCCCTCCCAGCACGAGATCGCCACCGTCACCCCCGTAGCACTGGTCAACGCCGACGAACCGGGCAATGCCGGTGAGGGCAACTCCGTCTCGATCCCCGCCATCGAAGAGGCCGTAGCCCGCGCCATCACCGAGGCGATGGCCCAGACCAAGCCGGGCGGTAGCGAGTAATGGGGTTCGGCGCTCGGCTCAAGTCACTGACGGCCGCGATCTTCCGAGGGCGACCGGCGGCGATCACCGCGCCCGGCATCGGGCTGGGATCGGGCACGATCACCGCCGCGACCACCGAGTGGCAGGCCGAGGCCGCCGAGTTGTACAACATCGTGCCCGAGCTGCGGTACGGGATCTACTGGATCGCCTCCTCCTCGTCGCGGGCGACGCTGATCATCACCAAGAAGGGCCAGTCCGGAGAACCGGCCTCGGCTGACGTGCCGCGCAACCACCCGGCCTGGGAGGCGCTGAACGAGCTGGCGCCGACCCAGCCGGAGCAGTCGACGATGATCTACCGGATCGTCACGCTGCTCAAGCTGCTCGGCCGGTGGCGGATGGTCGGATTCGACACTGGCGGTAAACGGCAGTGGGTCGTCGCCTCCGAATACGACTACCGTGAGTCGTCGTCGGGGATCTGGGTGCACGATGCGATCACCGGCCAGGAGTTCGAGCTGCCGCGCGAGTCGGTGTGGTCGATCCCGATGTACATGCCCCACCCGATCCACTCGTCCTGGCCTGACGCGCCGACGCGGGCGCTGGTGCCGACCTTGCACGAGTTGATCGACCTGTCCGGGCATGTGCAGACGGCGGCGAAATCCAGGATCGCCGGTGCCGGTCTGCTGCTGGTGCCCAACTCGCTCTCGACGGTGGCACCGGGGCAGTCGACCGGGGTCAACCCGCCCGAGGGCTCGCCGTTGATGCACTCGCTCATCCGCACCTCCCAGGCGAGTCTCAGGTCGCCGACCGATGTCTCCCGGCATCTGCCGGTGATCCTGGAAGGGCATCAGGAAGCGCTCAACGCGGTCCGGCACCTGTCACTGCAGACACCGTTTGATGAACGCGTTGACGAGCTTCGCACGTCCGCAGTGCGTCGTATAGCGATAGGCCTCGATATCCCTCCGGAAGTTTTGACCGGTATGGGCGATTTGAACCATTGGACCGCGTGGGCTGTCGAGGCCTCCGGGCAAAGGGTCAACATCGAGCCGACGCTCAACTTCGTCACCCGCGAGCTGACGGTCAAGTTCCTGCGCCCGGCGCTGGAGGCCATGGGGATACCCGACGCCGACGACTACATGGTGTCGTTCGAAGACGCCGGAGCCCAATCCGAGGCCAACAAGGGCGATCTGGCCTTGGCCGCCTACGAGCTGGGCCTGCTCTCCGCGCAGGCCACCCGGGAGGCCCTGGGCTACAACGAGGCCGACGCGCCGAGTCCGGCCGAAGCTCAGGCGCGGCAGGAGGCCGCGAACACGGGCGACCGGCAGACCGATCCGCGCACACTTGTCCCCTCCTCGATCGACCGGCTCGCCGACCGGCTGCGCGATACGACCAATCGCCGGGGCCCGGCCTCAGAGCGCGAAACCAAGATCGGCATCCAGTCGCTGGCCTCCGATGCCGGGTGGGCCGCGTGCGCCGACATCGCTTCGCGCCGGGCGCTGCGCCGGTGCGGGCAGTACCTGCTCGGCTCCTCGCGAGGGCTGCGCGGC